CCTGGATGGACGACCCAGAAGGACGTCTCCCCGTGTCGTGCACGGTATTTGTTGTTGAAAATGAAATGGAAGGACCAAATGGAATCGAAGCGAGCTGGAGATTTGCTAGTCATGCTCTACGCAATGGAGCGGGATGTGCAATCCATCTATCAAGGCTTGACCCCCGAGGCTACGAGAGAGCATCAGGGGTTGTGGCGTCTGGTCCAGTATCATTTGGGCGCATCTATTCAGGCCTTAACGAAACTCTCAGGCGAGGAGGTAAGTACAAGAATGGGGCGATAGTTCTCCATCTTGACGCTTCCCATCCTGATATCGAAGAGTTTATTGAAGCTCCTCGTGACTATCTTCCATGGGCCAAACGGTGTGTCAATATCTCACAAATGTGGTGGGACAGTATGCATGACACAACAAAACAAAAACTACTCCGTGGTATTGCTGCGGGAGACATCTGGTTAAACAAAGTAAAATACGATGACTATGGAAATCGAATTAGGGGAAATGTCTGCACTGAAGTATATCTGCCCTCACGCGGAACGTGCTTGTTGCAACATGTCAACCTCGGTGCCTGTGAATTCAACACAATCCCTGAAGCTTTTGTTCAAGGTATGCAGGAATTGTGTCAACTCCACGCTAATACTGGTGTCGGCGCTACAGGCGAATACCTCGCACCTGAAACGGACAGACAAGTTGGTCTTGGAATGCTCGGATTGGCAAACCTTCTTCGACGAGTTGGAGTTTCCTATTCCCAATTCGGAGACGCCTTAGAGCAATACAACAATGGAGAAAAGAAAGTATCACCTGCATACGAGCTTGCTTCACAGCTAGCTACAGGCATCCAGAAGGCTGCTAAAATTGCAAGGGATAACAACATGGACAGAGCCTTTGCAATCGCTCCTACAGCGTCTTGTAGCTACCGCTCAAAGGACATTGATGGCTTTACTTGTACTCCTGAGATCGCTCCACCTATCTCCCGTACTGTCGACAGAGACAGTGGGACATTTGGAGTGCAAACATACAGCTACGGTGACGTAGAAATTGCATCTGAAGTCGGCTGGGATGCGTACAAAAAAGTAGCCGATAATATTATGATATTGCTAGAAAAGACTGGACTTCTTCACGGGTATAGCTTCAACAGTTGGAGCGACGTCGTCACTTATGACGAGGCCTTTATCGAAGAGTGGCTTAAATCGCCCCAGACTTCCCTCTACTACTCACTCCAAGTAATGGGTGATGTACAAGATAAGTCAAGTGCGTTCGCTGCTTTAAGTGAAGAAGAAGTTGATGATTATCTTGCAGACCTATTCACGGAGTCACCTATTGAACCTCAATGTGATTGCCAAGAATGAACCCTTATCAGAAACTAATTAACCGGAAACGGAAATGGACACCTGTCAAACCAACAGCAGGTAAATGTAAAGAAGGTGCGGAGGAAGCAATCCTCCGTGCTTTAGCACTCCGCCACATGGAACTACCCGTAGGAGATTTTATTAGCGATGCTCTGTCATCTGAAGTACCGCCACTCGCCAGAGAGATACTACACAGTAACGTTCTTGACGAGGAAAACCACGACCTGGCACTTGGTTACGTTTCCGAGTCTTACGGCGTTGATCAACAAGCTGAAAAAGAAGCAATCAGGATCAGAGATGCGTGGATTGCGCATCCTGATCACACGATCACCAAGGCGATGGTTGCCGAGCGTGCAGTTTTCTTTGTTCTACTACCATTCTTTCGCCGTAATGGTAACGACGGTATGCGAACAGTATCAGCGGACATAAGTAGAGATGAACAAATTCACGTTGCTACCAATAGTATTGTTCATCGGGAGTTGGGGCTTGATATCTCTCCTAGTCTTGATAAACTCCGCAAGGCAACTATCCACTGGGTGATGCAACCCTTGGGTAAGAATGCCTCAAAACATTTGGACCAAAAATTTTGGCTAGATGCATCAGATAATTTAATGTATCAAGGCAAAGCTCCAGAACTTAGTGACACAAAAGCAGGACGTATGCCTGCATTCTTTGAACATAGTAATGTCAACCTCCCTCAATATGCTTGAAGTCTTCGGTATGGAGGCTAGAGCTGTACTAACTGAAATGGATGAGATGTTTCCACCACCATCTCCTCTTCCTAATGATTCTATTAATGAAATTATGTACCGCTCTGGTCAACGTTCTGTTGTTGAGTGGTTAATCAACCGACTGGAAAACGATGGCTAATGCTGCACAATGGCAAGATTTAAGTAAAAGACAACAGGAAATATTTGGTAGTCAAGAGGCTTTTAGAGCGGCCAAGCAGGCACTCAGAAAGGAAGGTGGTGATGTAAGTAAAGTGTTGCAGATAAAAAATATGCACCGACAAATAACATCTACTTTAGAACCCACTGCCGAAACATCTTCTAACGAACCAGATATCAATGCGCTAAGAGCAAAAGTTGGATTACCTCCGTTAAGCGAAGAAGAGCTTCAAAAGGAAAAGGATAGGATTGCACAAGATAAGGCTTATGGAGAGCACCTTGGATCACTAAGTAAAGAAGAGCGTGAAAGGCGTGTCGAGGCAGCTGGTGGCTATCGTAAATACCGTGAGCTGTTTGATAAAGGAGAGCACGAATCTGACTCGTTAAAAATCCAAGACACAACTGAAGATGAGACCCCTAGGTTCAGAGACGATGTTAATGAGCTAGGTCAAGACGGTATAATTGATAAAGAAGATGAACAACAACTTGTTGAAAACTGGGGTCAAGAAAAGGTTGACGATAAACTTGAAACAATAGTCGACAAGAAAGACTATGAGTTTAGCGAAGAATTTTCTGACTCTTTAAAAATCCAAGATACAACTGAAGATACCGAGCCAGTTACAACTGAAGATACCGAATCAACTCAAACTGAAGATGAGACCCCTAGGTTCAGAGACGATGTTAATGAGCTAGGTCAAGACGGTGTAATCGATGCTGAAGATAAACAAGAACTTGTTGAAAACTGGGGTCAAGAAAAGGTTGACGATAAACTAGAAACAATAGTTGATAAAAAAGACTATGAGTTTAGCGAGGAAGTATCTGACTCTTTAAAAATCAAAGATACAACTGAAGATACTGAATCAACTCAAACTGAAGATGAGACCCCTAATAGGTTTAGGGATGATGTCAATGAGTTAGGTCAAGACGGTGTAATCGATGCTGAAGATAAACAAGAACTTGTTGAAAACTGGGGTCAAGAAAAGGTTGACGATAAGCTTGAAACAATAGTCGACAAGAAAGACTATGAATTTAGCGAGGAAGTATCTGAATCACTAGGTATTGCTGATAACTCTGGTGAATCTGAGAACAGGTTTAGAGATGATGTTAAAGAGCTGGGCGATGATGGTTACATTGATAGCGATGAGGAACGAGAACTTGTTGAAACCTGGGGTCAAGAAAAGGTTGACGATAAACTTGAAACGATAACTGATAAAAAAGATATCGAAATTGGCGAGAACATCTATAAAGATGGAGGTTTAAATATCAATGAACCTGAGCAAGCAGAACGAGTAGACGATGTAGACAAAACTGGTCCTAAAGCTTTTCAAAGCCGACTTGATGAATACTACGAAGAAGGGCTAGAAAAATACGAAGGTCGGATGCAAAAGTTTGCGGAAGACTATAATAGTAACAAAGGCCTTAAAAGATATAAAGGCAAGAAAGATGAATCAGGTAGAAATAAAATACAACGTGAATACAAAGATAAGCGTACTGAAGATGCTAAGGCATACGACAAAGATAAATCTAAATTCCAGAAAGATAAACTTAACTCTTTGTATGAACAACGGCGTGACTTGTTAGATGACAAAGGTATGGTCAAACGTCCATCGCTAGATGTATCTACGACACCTAACCCTTACGAGGGTGCTATCAATGAAGTTAAACAGGCACTTGGTATTAAAAAACCAGACGCCAACTATCTTAAAGATCAGGTTAAAAGCGCTTTAACTCTAAAGATTAATAAACCAGATTTTAATTTAAAAATTTCTGAAAAGGAAAGCACCAAGACATTTACCGCCAAACAATTCACTAAACCAGATTATAGTTACAAACCTAGAACATGACAGCAAAGCATAGGTATGACTCACTAAGCGGTGAACGTAACCAGTTCTTGCAAACTGCTATCGATGCTTCAAAGCTGACTCTTCCATATCTTGTTAAACAAGATGAGGAGAGTGGAACACATAAGACGTTGTTGACACCGTATCAAAGTGTCGGAGCGAAAGGAGTTGTCACACTCGCATCTAAATTGATGCTGGCTTTACTTCCCCCACAAACAAGTTTCTTCAAGCTACAACTTGATGAGGCAGTGTTTGCTCAAGGAGATGTAAATCCACAGATTCGTTCTGAACTTGATCTTTCGTTTGCCAAGATTGAACGTACTATCTTAGAATCTATTGCAGCTTCTGATGATCGTGTCGTTGTACATCAGGCACTAAAACATCTTGTTGTTTCTGGTAATGCTTTGATTTATATGGCTAAGGATAAGCTTAAGTTATATCCCCTTAGTCGATATGTAGTTAATAGAGACGGTCTCGGCAACGTAATAGAAATAGTCACCAAAGAAAGTATTGACAAATCTATTGTCCAAGAGATGATGCCTGACCTCAAAAAAGAGGAGGTGCATGACAGTGAAGACAATTATTCAAGCCTTGGTAAATCAAACCAATGTGATGTTTACACTCACATCAAACGAGACAACAATAGATTTGTTTGGCATCAAGAAGTTTATGGCCAACAAATTCCTAAGTCATTTGGTAAGGCTCCAGTAGATCTGACCCCTTGGTTGCCACTTAGGTTTAATACAGTTGACAATGAAGCATATGGGCGTGGTCGTGTAGAGGAATTTCTTGGTGACCTTGAGTCACTTGATGCACTCTCTCAGGCCATCATAGAAGGCTCTGCAGCAGCCGCTAAGGTTGTCTTTACCGTATCACCCTCAAGCACAACTAAACCGGCCACGCTGGCGAAGGCAGGCAACGGAGCGATCGTCCAGGGACGACCAGATGATATCGGTGTTGTACAGGTTGGAAAGACTGCTGACTTTGCTACTGCATATAACATGGTGCAGCAGCTAGAGAGACGTCTGGCAGAAGCATTCCTGATTCTCAACGTACGAAACAGTGAGCGGACAACTGCAGAAGAAGTTCGCATGACACAGATGGAACTAGAGCAACAGCTTGGTGGATTGTTTAGTCTATTGACTGTTGATTTTCTTGTCCCATATCTTAACCGCAAACTTAGTCAGGCACAAAAGACAGGTGATATTCCAAAGATCCCTAAGCAGTTTGTGAAACCAACTATTGTTGCTGGTATTAATGCATTAGGCCGTGGTCAAGACAGAGAAAGTCTTGCTATGTTCATGCAGACCATTGCACAGACAATGGGTCCACAAGCTATAGGACAATATATTAATCCTGAAGAAGTGATCAAACGTCTTGCTGCATCACAAGGTATTGATGTGCTGAACCTTGTTAAGACTATGCAAGAGGTTCAGGGAGAACAACAACAAATGATGCAACAAGAGCAAGAACTAGCATTGACTAATCAGGCCAGTAAGTTTGCACAAATTGATCAACAAGCTGACACACCAACTTAATTCTACCCATGGCAGAAACATTAATTGTAAATGGAGCAGAAGCTCCTACCGAAGGTCTTTCAACTGAAGAACAGGAATCATATGAAATTGGAGAAGAACTCCAACAACAACAGGAAGGCCTTCTTGCTGGTAAATATGCTGATGCTGCTCAACTAGAGCAGGCTTATCTCGAACTTCAACAAAAGTTTGGAGAACGTGAAGCGCCAGTAGAAGAAGAATCAGAGCAGGAATACGTTGAGACTGAGGAAGAGTCTGAAGAAGTCACAGAGACTGTAGGCCTTTCTCAGGATGATGTAAATGCATTGCGAGACCTAGCTGGAGGTAAAGAGCAATACAATGCTATGACCAAGTGGGCTTCTGACAATCTCAGTCAAGATCAGATTGAACTGTATGATTCTGTTATTGATAACGGTGATCCTGCAGCATGTTTCTTTGCTGTTCAGTCATTGATGAATCAATACAATGAGGCATTTGGAAGTGATGGGGAGCTGCTCACTGGCGGTGAACCAAAAAACACATCTGATAAATTTCGCAGTCAAGCTGAATTAGTTGCTGCAATGAACGATCGTCGTTACGACAATGATCCTGCATATCGTGAAGATGTGCTTAACAAACTTGCTAACTCTAATCTCGAATTTTAATGAACGACACCCAAATCTGGCCTACTGAACCAACCATGACCTTCGACGAAAAGTACACCGTGCCACATAACGAACGAGCTGAACAACTGAATGGACGCCTAGCAATGCTTGGTGTCATCGCTGCTATTGGTGCTTATGCACTAACCGGACAAATTATTCCAGGAGTGTTTTAATGAGTAAAAAATCAATCAATCCATTACTAAAAGGTATTCTTAAAAAGACGCCTTTAGGTGAAGATCCGAAGAAAGGAGGCCGTCCATATACTGCTCCTGGCAAAACAAGGATGGATGGTACACCCATCGCCAAAGCATTTAAACAAGGATATACAGGTAAGTAACCATGCCATACGGACCAGGAACATACGGAACAAAAAAAGGCAGGCCACCTAAGAAAAAAGGAGGCAAAAAATAATGGCTAAACCCGGACTCTATGCAAACATCCACGCCAAACGAAAGCGTATCGCTGAGGGTAGTGGTGAAACAATGAGGAAGGCTGGCAGTAAGGGTGCACCTACTGCAGCTAATTTTAAGCGGTCTGCACGGACTGCAAAGAAAAAGTAAGCAACACAGCCCGGTAGTGAGGAGCAACTATCCGGGCTAAAAATTTTTGCTCCATACAACAAACTCTTATTTTTATATGCGTACTCTTATTGCAACCGTCGGTGTCCTCCTGGGTCTTTCGACTCCCGCTCTTGCTGGAACCTATCTAAATATTGAAGCCAATAGTGGATACACTGGTTCAAATTATCAATCTACTGTTGTCGACAATCACGTAGGATATGAAGGCGACAACTGGTATATCCAAGGTGGTCCTAGTATCGTAACTGAAGATGCAGGTGATAGCGACCTGGAACTGTCAGGTAAAGCAGGAGGTTCCATGAGTCTTTCAGAAAAGGTTTCTCTCTATGGAGAGGTATCTTTTATGACTGGTGACGAAGAAAATAGCTACGGAACTAAAGCCGGATTGAAGTTTAACTTCTGAGTTATATAGCCCTCCACTGGATGTGAGCCTTGGGAGGGCTTCATTAAAGTGCTCAAATACTTACCCTTTGTAACTACAAATCACTCGCACTTTTAATGACTACTGTAATTCAACAACAGAGGTCAACCTGGGACGATTTTTGTTCTTGGGTTACCTCTACTAATAATCGCCTTTATGTTGGGTGGTTTGGAACACTGATGATTCCGTGTCTCCTTGCTGCCACAACTTGCTTCATTCTTGCGTTTATCGCAGCCCCACCTGTTGACATTGATGGAATCAGAGAACCAGTATCAGGAAGCCTTGCCTACGGAAACAACATCATCTCAGGAGCCGTCGTCCCGAGCAGCAATGCAATCGGACTACATCTCTACCCAATTTGGGAAGCTGGTTCACTTGACGAATGGCTCTACAACGGAGGTCCGTATCAGCTCACAGTCTTCCACTTCCTCATTGGTATCTTTGCTTACATGGGACGAGAATGGGAACTTAGCTATCGACTAGGGATGCGTCCCTGGATCTTTGTAGCGTACTCAGCCCCAGTTGCTGCAGCAGCAGCAGTGTTTCTTGTATATCCATTTGGTCAAGGTTCATTCTCTGATGGTATGCCGTTAGGTATCAGTGGAACATTTAACTTTATGTTGGTCTTCCAAGCGGAGCACAATATCCTCATGCACCCTTTCCATATGCTTGGTGTTGCTGGTGTATTTGGTGGCGCTCTCTTCTCGGCTATGCATGGAAGCCTCGTCACATCCTCGCTTATTAGGGAAACTACCGAGAAGGAATCCCAAAATTATGGATACAAGTTTGGTCAAGAGGAAGAGACCTACAACATCGTTGCAGCTCACGGATACTTTGGCCGTCTAATTTTTCAATATGCGTCCTTCAATAACAGCCGCAGCCTACATTTCTTTCTTGCTGCTTGGCCAGTGGTTGGCATTTGGTTTACCTCACTCGGTGTATCCACAATGGCTTTCAACCTTAATGGTCTCAACTTTAACCAGTCGATCATTGACTCTGAATCTAGAGTCATCAATACCTGGGGCGATATCCTCAATCGTGCAGACCTCGGAATAGAGGTAATGCATGAAAGGAACGCCCACAACTTCCCGTTAGATCTAGCTACACATACAGCTCCATCTATCGGCTAATTCTTCGTACGTTCATCCATGTATCAAATAACATTATCTAGTGATGCTTGTGTCGTGATTCGTGATGCACTTCGTCAGTATCTAAAATCTTGGTCTGGCGGAGATCCTGAAGAACAGGAAGCTATCATGTATCTCGAACTGCAATTTACCAAGATAGTGCTTGAATCTTATATGGACGCATAATAGCTAACCATGGAACGGGGGTTAGTGAACGGAGATTCACTATGACCAACATTGAAAAGCAGTACATCATCAATCAGTACAACAAAATGCTGCGCGAGCAAAAGGAGATCAACCTTGTGTATCGTGGAACTGCTTACAGCAAGTCTGTTCTGAAGTAATCGGATCATAGCCGACAGGGAGGTGCAAGTCCTCCCTTACTTATTTGGCACCGAGCCCGTACGCGGATACCTTGGCTGCCGTCTAGACGGTGGGAAAGACCACAACTTCAAAGCTTTGAAAGATTGCTAATACATTCTTTTATTTAATAATGGCAACACAATTTAATGCAAACAGTGAAGTAGCCGCCCCTAGGGTAAGGCCTGGTTCACTTAATAACGGCACGGATTCTCGTGCTCTATATCTCAAACTATTTAGTGGTGAGATGTTTAAAGGATTCCAGCACAATACTATTGCTCGGGATCTGATTATGAAGCGTACCCTTACCAAGGGTCGCTCACTCCAGTTTATCTACACTGGCCGCACGAAGGCTGAATACCATACTCCTGGACAGCCCATCCTCGGTAACAGCCAGGGTTCGCCACCAGTGGCAGAGAAGACCATCACGATTGATGATCTGCTCATCTCCAGTGCATTCCTGTATGACCTTGATGAGACCCTGGCTCACTATGACCTGCGGTCTGAAATCTCTCGTAAGATTGGTTATGCACTTGCACAGAAGTATGACCGTTTGATCTTCCGTGCTGTCACCCGTGGTGCTCGTGCTAAGTCACCTATCCAGATGACTAACTTCGAAGAGCCAGGTGGAACTCAGATTCGTGTGGGTACTACTACCACTGCAGACGAAGCATATGATGCAGGCAAACTTGTCACTGCATTCTTCGATGCTGCTGCTGCAATGGATGAGAAAGGTGTAAGCCAAGATGGCCGTGTCGCTGTACTGAACCCACGTCAGTATTACGCACTGGTTCGTGAGACTGGTTCTAATGCTTTGATCAACCGCGACGAGACTGGATCTGCACTGCAGTCCGGTGAAGGCGTGGTGTCGATCGCTGGTATCAAGATCTACAAGTCCATGAACATCCCGTTCTTCGGCAACTATGGTACTAAGTACGGTACTGCTGGTGCTACCAATCCTGGTATTACTGAGCCTTCAAACAAAGGTGACTTCACTTCTGAAGTCATGGAAGATGCTGAAAACACCGACGACGGCATCAACAATGATTATGGTGAAGGTGGTGATGGTGCTACCGGCGACTTCAAGAACTCCTGTGGTTTGATCTTCCAACGTGAAGCTGCAGGTTGTGTTGAAGCTATCGGTCCTCAAGTACAGACCACCAGTGGTGATGTCTCCGTGGTTTACCAGGGTGACGTGATCCTTGGCCGTCTGGCTATGGGTGCTGACTACCTGAACCCTGCTGCAGCTTGTGAGCTGTACTGTGGTACAGCAACTGCTCCTGCACAGTTCGGTACTGCTCAACTTGTTAATAACAACGCTGGTTACGGCGGCTGATTTTTTTATATACGGGGCTCTTCGGAGTCCCTTTTTTTTATCTATTCATACTATGGCAGTCTTTCCTACTGAATACACAGAAGACCAAAAAGCAGCGGTGAATGAGATGCTTATGTCTATTGGACAAGCACCACTCACTACTTTAGAAAACACTAACCCGGACGTTACACTGGCCTATAACACCCTGCTGAATGTGTCTAAGGAGATTCAGTCAGAAGGTTGGACATTTAACATGGAGTACGATAAGAAAGTAGATCGTGACTCAGTAACAAACAAGATTGATTATAGGACCAATGCATTGCAGATGGACCTTACAGATAATGTAGAAAACACATCTCAAGATGCTGTTGTCAGAGCTGATTCTGATGGTGTTTTGCGTATGTATAATAGAGCCAAAACATCTGATCATTTTATTTGGGACTATAACCCACGTTTTGATATCAAATATTTCTTCGACTTTGACGAGTTGCCTAGACCTATTTTGAACTACGTTATTGCTAGAGCATCTACTGTTTTTGCTTCACGTATTGTAGGTGATATGAATCAATTCCAACTCCTCAGTACAAAGGAAGCTAATGCTCGTGCACAAGCTATGGAATATGAATGCAATCAAGGTGACCATTCATTCTTTGGAACCTCTACTGTACGTTATCAACCATACAAACCATATAATGCAATCCTTCGCTCATGAACATTACACAACAAGTACCTAATTTCTTAGGTGGTATTTCTACAAAGCCTGATGATCAAAAGGAACTTGGTGAGGTTCGTGAAATTATCAATGGCTATCCAGACCCTACTTATGGTTTAGTTAAAAGACCTGGATTTAATTATGTTACTGAGTTAGGAACTGATACTGATTACAGTGGTGCTCATTGGTTTTACTATCGATATAGTGCCAGTGAGACATACATTGGTGCTATTAAAAATGGCACTATTACAGTCTGGAGAACTTCTCCTGCTAGCGGAGACCCGTATCAAGTTTTCCAGGATACTGGTAAAGCTTATTTAAACAACAGCGGTTACAATGATTTCTATGTTCTACCACGCCAAAGCCAACTTGTTATTGTCAATAAGACAACAACTGTATCCACATCTGGTACTACTTCAGATTCAACAAATTTTGACGCTGCACATGTTGCTAATAGTGTTGCCAGTTTACCTGCAGCCAATACTGAGTCAGGTCAATACTGGAAAGTAGAAAATACAAGTGCCGCTGAAGATGACTATTGGGTTGTATCCAATGGTACGTCTTGGGTTGAAGCACCTAAACCAGGCATTACAGCTGGCTTAAATCCAGCCTCTATGCCACATGTTCTCAATAGAACAGATGAAGATACCTTTACTTTTCAACAGGCTTCTTATCCGACTCGTGCAGTTGGTGATCTGGCTACTAATCCTGATCCATCATTTGTTGGGAGAAAAATTAGCTTCGCTTTTTATCATAACAATCGTCTCGGATTTCTATCTGAAGACAATGTCATTCTAAGCCAGCCTAATCAATTCTTTAACTTCTATGTAAACTCTGCTGTTGTGCAGAGCGATGCTGATCCTGTAGACCTCAACTGCTCAAGCCTCAAGCCAGTCAACCTGACGGCTGCTAAGCCTGTCACACAAGGCGTTGTGCTGTTCAGCCAGCAGTCCCAGTTCATCCTGTTTTCAGACACTGGTGTGTTGACACCTGCTGCAGCTACCATCAATTTGATTTCTGACTTTGAGATGGATGATGTTATCCATCCTGTAGAGATGGGTACGTCATTTGTCTTTGTTAATAAGACATCTGCTTATGTACGTGTTCTTACGATGGAAACACAAGGGCTAGGAAATAACCCTTTGTTTATTGACATCGGTAAAAATGTTACACAGTACATTCCAAACACTGTGTCAAAGATGTTCTCTGATCCACAGAACTCATATATTGGTATGTATGACCAGGCTTCAAACAAAGCCTACTTCTATCGTACTTATGTTGAGAACCAACAGATCCTAATGAGGTCTTGGTATAGCTGGGAACTACCAGGACATATTCAATTTATGATGTCTGATAGCGATACTGTCTATGCAGTTACGAAGCAGACTAATAAGGTTGTATTACTTAAGACTCAACTTAACTCTATCCCAACTGGTGCTGCTGTTACAGCTGGAGTCCAAGTTCCATCTTTTGACTTCCGAGCATTTGTCAACAATAGTGGTATCACGTATGACACGACTTCAAAAACTACTCGGATCCCAATTCCATTTCCTAAAAACACAGCATTAACACCAGTTGCTGTACGACAAGAACCTGCTGGTACGACATTCTTCCAGACACCCACACAGACCACCATTAGTGGTAATGACTTCTTTGTCATTCCTGGGGACGTTGCTGATCTGGATTGGTATGTAGGGTATAAGTTTGATTTTAAAGTTGATTTACCTATCCTTTACTACCGACAACAAGGTCTTGTTGATTACTCAGCTTCTCTAGTCTTATCTAGAATAAAAATTGCTGTTGGTTTGTCTGGTCTTTGTGAATTTAAAATTACACCTAGAAATCAAGACACCATGGCGATTGAAGGTAATCCTATTGTCCTTGATAGATATACATACGACGCAGTCCCTATCGACGATAGGAACGTCTATGAGATACCAATCCACCAACGAAATACCAACTTTAACATCCAAATTTTTAGTGATACTCCTTACATTGTATCTCTTAATTCAGTGATGTGGGAAGGTAACTACTCACCGAAATACTATAGAAGAACCTAATGGCAACTGAAGAAAAAAAGGAAGAAAAAGAAGTAAGCGAAGCCAAAAAAGTACAACAATATAATCAGCAAGCAAGGCAAAATGATTATCGTGCTAACTTAGACACTTATTTTGCTCAAAAGGAGCAGAATGAAGTTAATCGAGTTCTCCAGCAAGAGCAGCAGCTTGATACTCATATTCAAAATCTCAAGATACGTGATGTTCAGCTAAATGCTAACTTAAAAGCTTGGGAAAAATCAGAACAGGGATTCCTTGATCAGTTACAGCTTAATGAACAAGCACAGCAAGTAGCTTTGATGGGTGAGCAAAAGGTAATGGACGAGCGTATGCTTGAAGCTGCCTTTGCTACTGGTGAACTAAATATCCGTCAACAACAAAAAGTCCTTGAATCTAAGTTTAATTTTGAACAACAACAGAATAGTTTAGCTGATGCTGTAGCTGATTATGACTTCCAGGTTGCTGTCAATTCTTTGGTGTTTCAGGAGACTCAAGATAGCTTAGCTAAGACTGACGCTGATATTCAGCAGCAACTTTTGACCAAAGGTACAGACGAAGCAGAAGAGAGACGTCGTCTTAACGTACAGGCTCGTGACCGTAAACAAAACCTTACAGCAGAACTAAATGCAATCGGTCGTGAAAAAGCACGCTTGGAAGCTGAAAAGTTAGATTCTTCGTCAACTGAAACACGACAAGTTGACGAACTGCTGCGTACAAAAGGTTTAAAAATTAAACAACTAGACGCACAGATTGATAATTTTACAGATGAGATCGCTCAAGGTCAAAGTGAAATTACTGCTTCTACTGCAACTGAAAAGCGCACTAAGGCTGATCTTTTAGCTAACAAATCGATTGAAGATTTACGTCAATCCAATGCCAAAGCTACTCTCGAAGATGAAGCTAAGCTTGTTGACGAATCCCTCACACAAAACCAAACTGAATTAGACAATCGGATGGCAGCCGTCCGTGCTGATGCTGCATTCCAGTCATTAGAAAATGATATTCAATCTAAGATCTCTTCTGGTCGCGCTCGATCAGCAGGTAGGAAAGGTGTCTCAGTGCAGCGTGCATATGACACTATTACTGCATTGTCAGGATTAAATGCTGCCAAAATTGCGGATTCATTGGAGCGTGCTGATAATGATTATTTGCTAAATACTTCACGTTTACAATCTGAGCGCAAGGCTAAGCTTGGTCTAGGAACTGAGGAAGGCGAATATGGTGGCATTATGGGTCGCCAAATTGCACAGTTTGAAAATGAAAAATTTTACAGGCAATATCGGTATGACCGTAGCAAAGCACAGATTGAATCTGATAGTTCCCAAGAGCGAGCACGTATGCAGCTCGGTATTGATAGAACGACTAGAGCACAAACACTTACTACTGCAGAGAAGACCTTTACTCAGGACCAAAGTGCTGATCAAGTTTCACAAGTTAGGCAAGATGCTGCGGCCGCTCGTGCTAGGCAAGACTTACGCATCACAGATATTGGAGCACGCGAAACCCTTATAGGAACCGAACGGGAAAATATCGATACTGACCTTACTGCTGCTACTGAATATACTTTTGAAAAGGCTTATCAATCAACTCAGTCGTTGACGAGAGAAAAAGATAGTGTTCTTCAGAAGATGCGTATTGCAGGAGAACGTCAGCGTTTAGGTGATGCACAGGCTACAGAACAAAAAGAAAGCCGTAAGCGTACAATTATTTCTAATACTAATAGAATTTCTGATGCTTTAGGTCTTGATGAAAAACTCTTTGCTTTAAGTAAACAGCAACTCGGACAGCAGCTTATTAGCGCTGCTGAGTCGTATGACACAAGAGTTGGTCAGATTGGTGTCAAGAAATTTGAAAGTGATCTAGCTGCATATGCCAATCGGATGATCTTCCCAGACATTGTGGAAGCCGAAAAAGCACCATATAAGCTACCAGATATTATTTCTGTTGCTCCTGCACAACCTGTCAGACCTATCCGATCGAAGGGTATGGGTGCAACTCCAGAAGCAAACAGTGCAGGTGCTGTTATTAGCACTGGCTTAGGTGTAGCCTCTTCAGCGTTTATGATGTCTACACAACCACATATGGTGGGTGTAGGTTTAGGACTGCAAGCTGTTAATGGGCTTGGTAACGCTTTCGATTGGTGGTAAACAATTAACTAATTTCTAAATAATGGCAAGATTCCGTGGGTACGCCCAAGAAAATCGCCGTGGGTTTGATCCGATGCGTTTGCCGGATGAATCACGTCGCATATTAGAGCAAGCCGAACAGACCATTCAAGGTATGAAGGCAGTCCGTGATGCAGACATTGCAAACACGGTTCAATATTTACAAGGGTATAACCAAGCCCAAGACTTTGAGCAGGCTACTCGTACGCGAGCTGGTCAGCAACAGACTGAGAATCAGCAAGCACTTGCTGCTATGGCTCAGATGAGGTTAGAAGAAAAGCAAGAAAGAGAAAAGCAACGTGTTGCTAAAACTGCTAAGCAACGTGAAGCAATTCTAGGTGTTCTTTCTACTTTGAGTAAGGCTGCTGTTGCTTATATTGATGAGCAAGCAGAGGAAAAAGTTAAGGACGACTATCATCGTGAGAACCATAAACTCATGCTGGGTGATGTAAGCACAGAACTGCAGCAAAAAATTATAGCTGATGTAGGCAACCACCATGCTCTTGATATTCACGAAGTTGGTGTCAATTCCTTAGCTAATGCTTCTGAAGCTAATGGTGCTTCACCTTTAGATACAGCGCGTCTTCGTCAGACAGGTAAAGGTCTTTCAACAGGTGCCTACCGTGCACGCATGGAGGTAGCCGCCATGAGATACACTGACCTACTATCTCGTGCCTTAAGTGGTGAAGAGAAGATAAAAGTTCAACTTTACTCTCCAGATGGTAAGGGTACCATTGATGGTTTTGCTCATGAAGCTGTAAGTGCACGAGATATTGCATTTGTTGGTCACCAACTTAAAGTTTATCATTTAGCGAAGAATGGATTGTGGGGTAAACCTACTGAAGCCCTTACAAAAGCCCATATTGTAATGCAACGTGCTCTTGATAAATTTGTCAAGGGTGCCAGATCTAATGAAGTACAAAAACAACTTGATACGAAAATTGATAATTTAGAGATTGCTTTTACTACAAATGTACATGCAAACCCTGTACAAGCTTTTCATCGAGCTTATAACGTTGGTTATGGTGTTCTTGGAGGTCATCGTAAGGCAAGAGAACATCTCTATGAAATGTTGAAGGACAATGGTTCATTTACTGATGCACAAGTAGAAGCTATTTTTAATTCTCCTTTTCAGCACCAACCAAAGCCTATGCGTGAATTGTATAAGTCTGAAGTTCGTGAGGTGATAAATGCTCGCAAGAAAAGCTATGTTACTCAGTACACTAATGAAACTAACTTGCGTAAAACAAATATTGCTAGGCAGCTTGATGAATTTACCAAGACAATGGTCTACGACGTCAATGAAGATAATGATCAAGTCCTTGACTTAGATGACACACAGCTTGAGGAGATGATTCAAAACTTCAGGCGTCAAGGTCCAGAGTATTCCGAATTTGTTCAAGTAGCGGAGTCCTTTAAGGATTATACAACTACGTCTGTAAATGAGAGCGTCTGGACTAATCAATACGATGAGCGTATCCCACTTGGTCTTCTAGATCCTATAGAAGTACAAATGAATAGGAATTTATCAAAAGCTACTAAGAAAAAGTATCGTATTGCGGCCGCCAAGTCATGGGCTCAGAAGCCAAATGAAAAGTTGGAGAGTGAAGCCAAGTCTCGGATTAATCAAATGTTATCTGCACGAGTGGGTTTTATTGAAGGTAAGACTGTAAAAGAGCAGTCTTTTTACGCTGCTTATGACCATGCAATTCGTCAGTACCATGCTGATTTTTTGATGCACCGTGAGGACGGTAAAAGCGTCCAACAGGCTCATGATCAAGCCCTTAAGGTTGACTTCATGGCTGAGATGGAGAAAGGTCCATATGAAGGTGAATACGCCCTTTTAACAGCAGCTAAAAGCAAAGATGCCAATGGTTTGTTTATATCTGGTCGATTTAAAAATTATGAGCAATTTAAAATAGCTGGAGATTCTATTGAGATTACTGGACAACAAATTCAAAATACCATCAATTCTGGTAATTGGAGTATTGACAGCGGCGATCCTATCACCAATAAAGATGAGATCAGCCGTTCAATCAACAGTTTCCTACGTGGCGGGAAAGTAAATAGAGTGCCTCAAATTATGGCAATGCAAAAAGCATCTAGTTCTCAGTATTCATATATTGATTTGCTGAATTCAGAAGCCCGTAAGCATGGCCTACAAGAGATTGATGTTGGACAAGTGAATGCTATTAAAAAAGCTGATTTACCTGTCCCTACTCGTTATCAGCAATACAAAAATCCTATGATTGCTTCACCTATTCGTACTGATATTATGTTAATGGGTAGTGGTAAAAAACCTCTTTATCAACAAAGGACAGCTATTCATCGTCAAGTCCTCAATATTTTAGGTAAGTACGAATCTGATGCTGCTGGTGGTTACGATGCAATGAATGAAGGCGGTGCGGATGGCGGCCGTACACCTTTGGGGTACTCTGGTCCGTCACAAGATAATCCTAGGATTGGTAAGGCAATATCGAAGATGACTGTGCGTGAGTTAATGGAACATCATGCTGCTGGTCGTATTCATGCTGCTGGTCGATACCAATTTATTGGTACTACGTTTGCTGAAGAAGTTCGTCGGCAGGGTATTAATCCCGAGCAAGTATTTAATGAAGAGCTTCAGGATACAATGGCTTTAAACTATTTCTTATACGCAGGCTGGGAAGGTATTTGGATTGGTCCTACTGATCGTGCTACACCCTATGAAAGGCAACTTTTAAATATTGGTAGAAATAATCCTTATTCAACAAATCCATTCGATGGTTTGGAGAATAGAAATCCAAAACTTATTGAACGTCAACTTCGTTAATTATGTCTGATTATGATCCTAGCCTTGCAAATAATCTCTATACTAAGGAGGCTTTTCAAGCTGAATTAGATCAAAGAGCTGAAATGCAAGCTTTAAAAGAAGCTAGACAACAGGAAGAAGAACAAGAAAAAGAAGCTGAGCGTCAGGCACAACAAGTTGAGCAAGAAAAGGAAGATAGTAGACATCTTGGTGACAAGATTCGTGACACACCTGTTGTTGGTCAAATTGCTTCCGTTGGACTTGGTGTTACTGATACTGCTTTAGATATTGTTGGCATGATTCCATGGTTTAAACCTATTGAGGAATCCTGGGATGAACATCACGGCAGAGAGCGTGAAGATAACCCGCTCAATAAATTTATTAGAGATGCGTCTGGTCTGATTATTCCATCACTGACTGGTGGTGGAATGATTGCTAAAGGACTTCAGGGTGCTGCTACAGCAGGCAAGCTTGGTGCAGGCGTAAAGGCTGCGTCAGCGTTAAAGCGCACTCAAGTGCTCGGACGTATCGCTACTGACCTTGGTGTTAGTACAGCTGTCGAAGCCGTCTCTGATCAAACAGAAGAGGCCGGTAATGTGGCATCTGCACTGGAGGAGCTGTTCAATGCTCCTGGCTCAATTCCTTGGGCTAGTCGTGAAGAAGATAGTCCAGATGTTAGATACCAAAAAAATATGTATGAAGCCGCCGCTATGGGTGGTTTTGTAGGACTTATTGATGGCTTGTATGCCTTGAAAAAGGGTTATGAGTTTATCCCTAAAAACGATAAATCAACCGAACTTCTGAACTTAAAACTAGAAAAAGAAAACATAGATCTTGATGCTGCTGGTGGTGACGTTGTGGTAGCCAAAATTGAAGCACAACGTGCTGCAAGAGAAGAGGCTATTACTGATGAGGCTGTACGTCGTTTTGAGTATAACGATGGTACTTATGATCCTTATATCCACGAACCACATCAGGCTATTGATAGGCCAGCTATGAACTTTGATGCTGATCCAGCTAAGTTTATGGTTGATAACCATCGCATCTTAAATAATATTGGTACTACAAATGGTCGTCCTACACCTGTTGTAACTGACCACTATAAGTTTAAGTTCCTAGATGCTGGATCTTCAGTAGAACGTAATAAACTTCTGGATGACCTTGCTAGTCGTTCACAACATGACTTTGATGTGACCTTTCAGGGTGCTAAGGAGAAAGTTACGCTCAAAGATAAGGACATCAAAAATTCTGTAGACACTCTAGTTAAACAGGCGTTTCAAATTGATACCAAAAAATTTGAAGAAGTCTTCAAGAAAAACATGGATTACACTACTGACCGTCTGGTCGTAGGTGGTAAACAGGTTGA